GTTGTATTCTCAAAATAATGTTCTAAAGCATTTTGTATACTTTGATAATTATTTGAGCCGTCATAAACACTTTTTGGCATGTCTGATACAGCTTTTGCTGTTATCCACATCTGTCTAAAATACTCAGCTAAGTCAGTTTGCTTTGCACCCGACAATACTCTTTTAATAGTAGTATTGTTATTAGGCTTACCCTGTGTTTTTCCTACAGGGACTTTACTTGCATAGCCTCTATCTATATCAGCCTGAATCTTTGTATAAACTATAAAAGCTTGTGCGCTTAATACAGTAAAATCTTTATGGGCTTGCTGGTCTCCTTGACTCACTATCTCACCCTTACTTTTTATTCTTTTATTTATTCTATCACTAACGGGAACTAACTTGTTAAATGCTCCCATGACAGTCTTTATATCAGCATCTACATTTGGATCAACTGACCCATCAGGTCTAGTTGTTGCTCCTAAATCAGTTAAAAACTTTTGGAAATCTTCCTGTTTTGTTTTTACTTTACTATTATGTAATAACTTTAAAAGACTACTCATATATTTCTTATATGGTGTTAAATTAGTTTTTACATCTTTTTCAATAGTTTGTCTTATTTTGTCAGTTCTATTAATGTAAATCTTATCAAAACTGTTCAGTACTTTACTTAAATTATCTTTTGCATATTTTTGTACGTTTATGCCTTTTACTATTTTAGGCTTTGCCATTATTTATATACTTTATAGAAGTCCAGTATTCTCTTGATATGATCAGGAAAATCTATATTCTCTTTAAGAGTAGTAGATACAGGGTTTCTGACAGTTGCTCCAGCAATAGTCATACCCGCTTTTCTTTCATCTTTCAAGTAATATTTTACTAAATCAAAACATGCAAGTTTTAAATCTGCAGGTGTCGATGAGTATCCAGCTCTGTAAGTAACTTTTACTGCTTTTCTTCCTCTTGGAAACATTTTATCTCTACTTGCAGTAGTTCTAATAATTAAATCTCTTTCAGTATCAACTACATATTCGTATTTCCCACTACTATCTGAATCTTCGCTAATTAAAGTAGTATATGTTCCAGATTGAGAATCTCTTTCTTGTACTTCTGATACACTTACAAGTGGACTTTCGTCGACCATTATCTGATAAGTCTCATTGTTTGTAATATCAAAGTATTCAACCTTGTCACTAGAATAGTAATCAACTATACTAGTACCGCAGTAGGTTTTTACTGCTTGGCTTATAGAAGGTATAATAACATTGAGCTTAGCATCCTCACTGACACCAGTGATTCCTGCGAAGTCTTTATACTGTTGTAACGTTACTAAATTTGCCATAATTCCTCTAAAATTTGGAGGGGACTAAGCCCCTCCAGATCTGTAAGCTATTAACTAGCTTTGTACATCCAACCCCACTTAGAAGTTGCACCATCGATAAGATCAGTAAAGCCTAATCTTTGTGAAGCCACTAGGACTCTTCTTTGGTTTGCTACTTCGTAGTCTGATTCAATAGTAACGCCTCTTAATCTTGGCATTACAAAGTTTCTTGGGTTAACAGCTACTGCTGCGAACTTAGATACTGCTGGTGTAGCGAATTCATCACAAAGAAGAACTCTTGAACCGAACACTTGTCCGATTTCACCAGATAACTTAGTTGCCATGTCGCCAACTAGGTTAGCATCTTGGAACTCAGCATCTTCTAATAGTTCATAGTATGATCTTTGTGAAACAATATATACTACTTCACTTGGGTTCACACCATATTTACCCATGTTCTTTCTCATTTCAAGTAAGTCAGTTGCTACAATTTTATCCTCTGCAAAAGCAGTTGCTGATTGTGTGTAGTCACTGTCATTTCTTGCTAAGTGTAAAAGACCTTCAAAAGCTGCACCTGAAGTACCATAAGCACCATCAGCATCGTCACCAGCTAAAATAGCGTTCTCGATACCTCTTGCGTGCGCTCTAACCATTGATTCTCTGATTAATGGTAAGATTGGCATAATTGCATCTTCTTCAGTTTCATTACCTAAGTAAGATTGTGAAATAAGTTTTTTAGTTGAAAGAGTTCTTTCAGTTAGATCAACACCGCCTGCAGAACCAGGGTTGTAAGCATCCCCTCTTTCTTGCAAGTTACCATGTGGTGAAGAACCACTAGCTGCTTGTCCTGAAGCGAATTCAGCATAACCAGCATCTGGTAAGATAGGTATAATCATATTAGCAGAAGTCATTGGAATTTCTCTAAATAGAGGTGCTAACACCAACTCGTTCTGAATGTCTCTTTCGATGTTTGTTGAAACGATTTGCTCGAAATCTGCAGATGAAACACCAACACCACTATGTGCGTTAACTTTTTCCATTACTGATTTTGCATATGTATTGTCCCAACCTTTACCAGTCGCTAAACCAGCAAATTTTGCGTCAATAATATCGTTTTCGAAAGCTTTTTTCCAGTCACCTTGACCTTGTCTGTCTGAGAATATTCTTTTTGATTCTCTGATATTCATGATTTCTTCAGATTTCTCTTTTAATTGAGATTCTAGTGATTTAACCACTGTCTCTAAATCTTCATGCTTTTCAGATACTCTTTTCTCAACATCAGACACAAGCCTTTCAGCTCCTGTTAAACCTGCTTGAACTACAGATTTGTATTCTTCCTGCTTAGCTTCTTGAACAGCCTTTTCTTCAGCTTCAACTTCAGCTGCTTTTTCAGCGGCTTCTGTTGCAGCTTTTTCTTCTGCTGCTTTAAGTTCTGCTTGCTTCATTGCATAAGTAGCCACAGCTTTTTCAGCTGCGTCTTTTGCAAATTTGTCAAGATCGAACTCAGGGGAAACTTCAGGATTTCTTTTTTCTTCTGACATATTAGTCTCCATTGTTTGGGATTTCTCCCCGCTTGGCTGCTCAACATTAACAGCGTCTGCTGATTCTGTAGAGTTAGCCTTTATAAATTGCTTTTTAAACTTATTGTAGTCTTCCATATTATCAAAACCTTTTGCTAAAGAGAACGTTGCTCCCTGGTTGCAAGGTACTGATACTACAGACACTTCAAATAGTTCTGCGTCCTTTATTTTATATCCGTCGCTTTCAGTCATATAATCTGCATCCTTGACTCTGAAACCGACGGAAAAGGCTCCAAGGACACCGTCTTTAACTAAATCTTTTATTTCACCAGCGGCTTTTGATATTCTTGCGTTTATCTCTAACCCTTTGTCGGTGACCTGTAAACCTGTTGCTTTACCGATAGGTCTATTATAGTCATGATTAAAAAGTAGAACAGGATTACCTTTATAGTTTTCCAATCCTCCTTTTGTCCATGCTTCTGGCTCTATAATATCGCCAGCTCTATCTAGTGCATTAGTACTTGCAGAACCTTTGATGTCTATACCGCCATCTTCGGTTTCGCCTAAGGCTTTAAAAGTATTAGTCCAGTGAAAAATTTTATTTGTCATCTTTTTTCTCCACTTTCACCTCAGTCTTTTTTTCAACTTTTGGTGCTGCTTTAGGTTCTTCAACCTTAACAGGAGTAACAGAAACAGGATGTCTTTTTTTCACTACTGATAGTACTCTGCTCCAAGAACCAAACTGTCTTCTAAGAAGATAGTCCTTAACTGGAACATCATTACCATGAGATTTGTATTCAGCTAAATCCATTACACCACCTTTTTTGGTCATGAAATCGGAAGCAGCTTTAATCATCATATCTTTAGTCATATTATTCTTCCTCTATTGGAGAACTCTCTTGCGGTCGTCCTCCCTCCTCTGGATTAACTGATGAACCTGCTAAATTGACAGGAACTCGAGGTTCATCAAATCCATCGATAGGTTCTTTACCCATAGCCTCTCTTGCTTCGTTTGCACTAAGAATACCTGTATTCACTAGTGTTGCGTAGTAAGCGGCTTGGTCTCTTAATTCTGGTTGTAAAGCAGGAATTCCTGTTACATCTTCAGATAATTCGAACCCAAAAAATCTCTCCAAAGCATATCCTATTTTTCTTACTATTGGCATTACTGTCTCCAAATAGTATAGTCTATGATTTGGTCTTATATTTGCATTGTTACCACCGTCTAATAAAATTGGTGGTATGCCCATTGCCTCTAAAATTATTCTTTCATTTGCTTTTATTGATTCTTGAAAGTCTAATTCTCTAAAATTAACTTGTGACATTGGCTCTACTTCTAGTCCTCCGTCTAATATAAGAGGCCTTCTGCCTCCTGTGTTAGGATTATACCTAATACTCCAGGCTTGTAACATTCTTTCTTTAATTTTTTCTGAAAGAGTGTTAGGACTTTTTAGTACTAATCCTGGAACTGCTCCATTTCTAAAAAAGTTATCTTGGAACTTTCTCATACTGCCTAGTAATTGCATTGTTCTATATGCTGGTTTTAATCTAGGTGTACCTCTATAAATGGATTTAAAACTGTTTTCTTTTATGTGAATAATCTCATTGACACTGTAGTCAATGCTATTATCAAAACTATATTTTTCTACATATGTATTATCATCTGAATAGATTGTGACTTTTTCGGCAGGTAAGTGATATAAATGAGCACCATCGAAGTAAATAAATATATTTCCATCAATAAGTAAATCAATAATTAAATTTCTTTTAAAAGTGCTAATATCCTGAAAAGGATTTGGCTCTTTATTAAGTAATTGATCAACTTTTACTTTTCTTATATTCTTTACAATATTGCTAGTACCTTGTCTTTGGTTTCCAACACTGTAAGGAATTTCTGACACATCGTCAACAATCATATTAACAGCACGATTAACTATCTCTAGTTGTTCATATGCATTTCTATAGTTAGTGACAACCTCTTGGCTGTCTATCGTCATACCCTCATTTCTGGATATAACGTATTGAGACGGATTCAGTTTTTCTTCTGTATCCCGTCTACCTATTAAAAAATCATACCATGCCATGTTTGTTTCTCTGTTTATCGACCCATCTCGCTTGTTTCTCTGCTGTGATTAATTTGGGTCGCTTTCCATAAATTGAATGTAATCTTAAATGGTGCTGATGACAGAGAGTAACTGTTTTTTCATAAACTTCTTCATAATTCTCACCAATGAACTGCTCCCGAATCTCTAGTATGTCTTGCTCTTTTTCAATAATAATGTTGTTTTTACGTATCCAAGTTTCTAGTAGTTCGGTTAAGCCGTTGTAATGATGAAAATCTAAATTATCCGTTTTTCCGCAAATATAACATTCGCTTCCTTTATTATACTGTGATTTAGCTTTATCTCGTACGTATTTGACTAAATCTCTTTTAAATTTCATATCTAACTCTTAATAAGAATTATAACAAAAGTTTATACCAAAAGTCAAGAACTGTTTTTCACTGGTGTTATTAAAACGAGGTGGCCGTTGTTTCAAATGTATAAAGTGCATATCTTATCGCATCAGCCATATGTGATGCTCCATCATGTTTTGGTCTTTCTTTCATTAAATTCGGATTTGGATCCCATTGATATTGGTCAAGGGCCATTTGTGACTCTCTACAGCCTTGATGGACTATGAGGTCGTCATTATCTACTATTCCTGCTACTTGTCCAATACCATCTAATACAGATTTCTTAGCATTTATAGTACTAATACCATAATTTTGTGCAAAGTCAAATCTTGTTTGCTGAGCAGCGGAGTCAATATAGATCCAGTCTATATCCCACTTATCAATTAACTTTTGAATTTGAACTGCGTGTTGTTCGGTTGTTCTTTCAGAGTCTAAGTATTCGTCTACTAAGTAATATTTCTTTTCGTCCCAATCGTATGCGATTACACAAAAAGCTGTTGGGTCTTTATAACCTACGTCAAGCCCAGCGAATACGTCCATCTTAGAAGTATCAAAATCACTTAAGTCAGCTATACATTTTTCATGATTAAATGCCCATATCTGGCCTTCATAAACATTAAAGTCTGCCATATATTCTTGCTGAAATTCTGCTTCAGACATTGTTTTCTTCGCTTCTTTAATATCAGCCTCTGAAACACGAGGATTCTCATGATAAGTAGCTTTGATAGCTGCCCATTCTGGAAACTCATCGGAGTACCCTCTATAGTAAAATTCTGCAAAGTAATTATTTCTACCCCTTGGAGTAGATATAAAAATTGCTTTGGAATTATCTTTGTCTAGTGTGGGTCGAAGTGCGACGTTGAAAGCGTCTCTGCCATCGGTGAGGGCCGCTTCGTCGAATATGATAAGATCGTATGATCTACCGACCACTGAATCCACTTGGTTAATGGAACCCATACGAATAGTACTATTATTTGATAGCTCAATAACTTTATCTTTTGCATTGTCTCTAATTACCTCTAAATCAAAATGTTTTATTAAACCTCTTTGTAAATCAAAAGAAATTTGTGATAAAGAATAGTTTGGAGACATCAGCAGCACATGGCTGTCTGGTACTAGACAAACAAGTTGTCCGATAATATTTGAAATATAAGTTTTACCCTGCCTACGTGAAACGGCAGCAGTGACAAATCTATATTTAGGGTTATTGATTGCATTAATAATTGCAGTCTGTGATGAATTAGGAGTTATACCTAATAAGTCCATATATCCTTCTATGGGAAGTTTAATAAAACGCGTTTCTGCGTCTAAATCCATGAGAAAGTTTGATTCTATGTCTGCTCTGCTAATATCAATCAATGTAAAGTCTCAAATTCAAATGGATTATCGGGATCATCTGGTCTGAGAACATCATTCTCTTCTGCCAGCTTGTATAAATAGAGGTAGGCGCTACAGACTTTTGCATATTGCAACTCTATTGGAGTTACCAGCTTGCCTGATACTTCTTTTTCAGTAATTTTCATTAAACTATCCGAAGTATGAGCTTGAAGTTCATCAAGCCACGCCTTTCTAGTGTCAATAGTGGGTATATTACTCATCTTTTTCTTCTTTTTAATCCTCTAGTATATTTTTGTGATTTTGGTGGCATCTTTTTAGACCCACCTTTACCTGCCCAGAACACTTTATTAGCCCAGTATGCCGCTGAGGACTTACCTTTTCTAATATTTTTTCCGTGTCGAGCTTTGAAGCTTTTACGGGCTTCGGGACTATAGTTATGCCCCATTCCTTGTGCACCAAATCGTATGATTTTTACCTTTCCTCCGACTCTTACAGCTACTACAGCTTTCTTAGTTCGATGTTTAGGTGTTCTTTTAGGTTTATTCAACCCTGTTAGTCCAGCTTTTTTAAGCCTTGCCTTTTCTCCTTTTGTCAGTGCCATGTTTTTTCTTTTTCTTCTTACGCGGTTCGGCTATGCCGCTCCAGATAAATAATTGCGCGTAAGCTTTGCCTATGTTTTTAGTAATAAGCTATCTTCTTTTCTTTAATATTCTGCCAACACTTTTCTTACCAAATTTTGCTTTCTTTGGGTTTAAGGTTTTTCCGTATCTGGGTCCGACACCTTTGGGTGCGGCTGAATATCTGAACGCCTCAATACTGTTAGGGTTTTTAGTATTTACTGTTGTCCCTGCAGCTGCGTTCATGTCTCTTGTAACTCCTCTTTTGAGTTTATGTTTTCGAATCTTCTGAGTAGCATGTACTCCAGTAGGTCCGCTTAAAAATCCGCCTCTTGCCATGATTTTCTCCTATTTGCTTGCACTTTGTTTAGTGCTATTTAAGTAATTTTTTAAACTTGTCTTGTTATGAACAGTATTTGGCAAGTTTAATAATTTTCTAACCTTTCTGTTCTCCTCTAGTTTTTGTTGCGTAGTCTCTACTAGCTTATCTAAAAGCTGGGAAATGATATGCAGTTCCTGTATAAAGGTTTTTCTGTCCATAGACTTCCTTATAAGAGGTTATCTTTTCTTTCGTCTAGTAGTTTTCCTCTTTCTTTTTACAAAAGTAGAAACCATTGTTGGTTTCCCTCCTGGATTACCTGCCTTTCTTTTACGTCTAACTGCTGATTTTATTTGAGAAGCAGTCATTCGCCTGGCTTTACTAGCAGGTACGCATTTAGGGTATCCTCTTTTACTTCCTCTCGCAGACTTACGTCCACAAGGCATAAAGCCTCCACCCTTTCTTTTACGAGAAATGTCTACCCATCCCTCTTTGAACCATTTTGTTAATCCGCCTTTCGGTTTAGCCATTTTTTGATTTCTTTTCTGCATCAATCATTTTATCTTTGATATCTACAGACCCGTCCCAGTTTTTATCTTTTCCTGAAACAATATTCCAAAGCTGTATAAACTTTAGTTTTACAAATTCTATCATCTTCTCTTTCTTTTCCTTGGAACGGCCATTCTATATCTGCCGCCCTTTTTCTTATAAGTTTTGACTAACCAGCCATTTGCATAGGCAGAAGGATATACCTTAAACTTTCTTTTAGCTTGAGCTTTAACCTGAGCGTAAAGTTTAGGGTTTGTAGGTACTGGCTTCTTTTTTCTTTTAGCGGCCATTACTTCTTCTTCTTACCTCTTTTCTTCTTTTTCTTTTTAGGTCTTCCGACCCTAGATCCATAAGTCCCTTTACCATATGGCATAGTTATCTCCATCGTCCGTCTGGACACTCCGCCCATCTTATTCGAGTTTTTAGTGGCATAAAACATCCACACTCTTTGCAAGTCTTTATCAACTTACGATACTTTGGGCATTTTTTACAAATTTCCATTCTCTCTTTATGAGATTTTTTCTTCATCTAAGAGATTTTGGTGTTATTTGTCTTTTCTGTCTTTGTAGCTGTTTCTTTCTAGCAGCTATGACTTTTTGTCTTGGTGATAGTTCATTATCAACAGTAGCTTTATCCTCTACTGCAGAAGCTTTTTCGAGTGCTTTTTTAATATCTTTACTCATTGGACATTCTCTCTAAAGCTTCGATTGCATGCTCTTCGCTGCCAAACCCGTGTGTTTGTCCATTAAGGTCAAATTTCCAAAGAGTTTGTTTACCGCTCTCATCTTTAACTATTTTTGATTTACTAACTTTTTTCATTTTAGGCGATTTTTTAATATCTTTTTTTGTGTATTCCATTTCCATTGTTTTCTCCTAGTGTAACTGTGACATTGCTATTATAAGTCCGCATCCGCCAACTATTATTGCTCCTGCGCAACTTATTAATATAGTCTCTATTCTTTTTACGTTCTCGTCCATGTCGTCGAAACGTTTAAACGCAGTCTTCCACCGCTCAGCACATACTGCTTCATGTTTAGCCAAATCTGCGGCTACTTTTTCTGCGTCCATTGAGTTCTCCCTAAATCTCTGTGTTGAGATCTTCTCAACTATTTCTAAATTATACCAAAAATACTACCGAAAGTCAAGTACTATTTTTCGATGGTGTATATTTTAACTGGTTCGGACTTTCCTTTGACCGTAACTTCGTCTAAGAATTTGTAGTCATATCCGTCTACTAGACTGTACTCAGATATGATTAAGTCCGTGTCATAGTTCTTACAGCTAGACTCTAGTCGAGCAGCAAGGTTGACAGAATCGCCAAGCACACTGTAATCGAAGCGAGTACTACTACCAAAGTTCCCCACCACGCATAGACCTGTATTGATTCCAGCACCTGTATTAATTTGATCAAGGCCTTCCTCTTTAAGTGTTTCATTTAATTCTCCTAATGCTAGTCTCATTTCGAGAACAGCCTTTGTAGCATTGTTAACTTGATCTTCGTCATCAAGTGGTGCTCCCCAAAATGCCATTATACAATCGCCCATATATTTATCGATTGTTCCACCATGTTTGAGAATAATCTCAGTTTGGTTATCAAGGAAGCGATTAATGAGAGCAGTAAGTCCTTGAGGGTCTTTTTGATATTTTTCTGAAATTGGTGTGAATCCTCTGATATCAGAAAAAAGAAAAGTCATACGTTTAGTTGCCCCACCCAATCTCAGTAATGTTGGGTCTTTCTGTAATTTTTTGACCAAGGCGGGACTTACGTACGTGCCAAATTGTTGTTTAATTTGAAGTTTCTGACG